GGACGTAGTTGGGGATGAGGACCAAGAGGGAAATGATGACACTGATACAGATGACTCTTCTCCCAACCCTTATTCTTCCTTTGCGTCTGTATTAAGCAAACAAGGATTATTACCCTCTTTGGACCTTTCTGATGAAAATGTAAAAATAGAGACTGAAGAAGATTTAGTTAATATCTTTAAAAAAGAATTAGATACTCAAGCGAAAGATTACCTCATTAGTAAAGTAGGGGAAAAAGGATTTGAGGCATTAGAAAAAGGAATAAGTTTATCAGAATACCAAGCACATCAAGAAAATGTAGATACCCTAGAAGGTATTACTGATGATACGATAGAACAAGATATAGAATTAAGTAAAAAGATTATATATCAAGATTATTTAGCACAAGGAATAGATGAAAATAGAGCATTAAGATTATTAAAAAAATCTATAGATGCTGGAGAAGAATCTATTATAGAAGATGCAAAAGAATCATTACAAAGTTTAAAGGTAGTAGAGGCTAAGAGAATAGAACAATTAGCTGCTCAGAGAGAAGCTGAAAAACAACAAGCTGCTGCAGAACAAGAAAAAATAGATAATGATTTGAAAAATGCCATTTATAATACAGAAGAATTTATAAAAGGGCAGAAAGTAAATAAAGCAACTAAAGATAGAGTATATCAAAGCATAACTAAAATTGTAGGAAAAAGTCCTAGTGGAGTTATGGAAAATCAACTAATGAAGGATAGAAGAAGTAATCCTGTTGAATTTGATACTAAGTTATATTATCTTTATGAATTAACAAAAGGATTTAGTGATTTCTCTTTAATAGAGAATAAGACAAAAACTAAAGTTTCTAATGAATTTGAACGTGCTTTAAAAGGAATGAAGTTTGACAACTCAGGTACAACACCTTCTTATTTATCAGATCCTGATAGTTATAGTGGAGGAATAGGGTCTGAAATTGTACTTTAAAATAAGTAAAAATAAGTAAAATTAATTTAATTAACAAATTATGAGTTTAGGAAAGTTTGTAATGACCAAGGGAAAATCCTGGTCAGGTTTAACATTGAAAAACCACATTGGTGCTATTTTTGGTAGTCAACCACAACTAGTATCACCTCTTACAACTGTTCTTTTACAAAATTCTGGAATGAAAAACCTAGATACCACTCTCTCACTTTTTCCTGAGAAAGTTCTAGAAACTTCTGATGATTTTGTTTGGAAAGTAGTAGGAAGTGATGAGCGTAATATACCATTGGTAGAAGCGCGTGCTGGAGGTGCAGTTGTATTGTCAAGTGACACTGGTGTAGGTGCCGCAAGAGGAGTTATAGAACTTGTCTTCGGAGAAAAGTACTTTAGTCAAGTACACGTAATTGCTGGTAATAGACCAGATGACTACCAGTTCAGATTGATTTCTGGTGCTGAAGAAGAAAGTGGTAATTATGTTTATCAAGCAGAAGTATTTGGTGGACAAGAGTCTTTAGCAGGAGTACCTGGTAGTGAACTTGTTGCTGGGGTTAGATTCAGTATTGAATCTGCTTATGTTGAAGATGAATTATCAACTAGAGGTGCTGATATCCAATTTACTTCTCCTTACTTAATGAGAAACAGTGTTTCTACATTACGTATGGAACATAAAGTATCTGGAGCAATGATTGATTGTAAAGTAAAACCTGTTTATTTCGCTGGTATTGAAACTAGAGATCCTAATACAGGAAAAGTACATAAATCAGTTACTTGGATGCAAGAAGTATATTGGCAGTTTGAAAAATCTTTATCTAGAATTAAAGCTAGAACATTAATGTTTGGTAAAACAAACCGTGATGAAAATGGTAGATTCTTAAATAAAGGAGCTTCAAATATTGAAATTAAAGCTGGTTCAGGGATTAGAGAACAAATGGAAGTAAGTAATACTACCTATTATAATAACTTCTCTATCCGTATGCTAGAAGACTTATTGTCTGAATTAGTAGAAGGAAAATTAGATTTTAGTGAGCGTAAGTTTATGTTACGTACAGGTGAAAGAGGGGCAGCCCAATTCCATCGTGCAGTAACAGCTGAAGCTTCTGGTTGGACATCTGTTGGATTTGATAATACAGGTACTAATGCAATTCAAAAAACTAGTTCTAAGTTCCATTCAAATGCGTATGGTGCTGGATTCCAGTTTACAGAATGGAGAGCTCCTAATAACATTCACGTAATGTTAGAGGTAGATCCTATGTATGATGACAAAGTAAGAAATAAGATTGTACATCCAGACGGTGGTGTAGCTGAATCTTACAGATATGACATCTTATATATTGGTTCAATGGAAGAGCCTAATATCCAAAAAATTAAAGTAAGAGGTGACGATGAGTTACGTGGTTACTTAGCTGGTATTAGAGATCCTTTCAGTGGACGTAGAGGTGGAGTTATGCAACATATGGAAGACTCTGCAACTATGAGTGCTATGTGTGGAACAGGTGCAATGGTAAAAGATTCATCTAGAACTGCAACTCTGAAACCTGCTATTTTAGCAGCTGCTTAATCAAGTAGATAAATAAAAGTTTTTAGGGGTGTACTGTAACACCCCTTATTTTTATATTTAATTTAAGGGAGAAAATATTATGGAAGTAAAACAAGAAAATGTAAGTAAATTTACATTACCTAATGATGTGGTAACTGTAAAATTTGTGAAAAGAAAAAAAGGGTTAGCAGCTAATGTGGAAGATAACCATGTTATTTCTGGGGGAATGCTCTCAGGGGCTAAGATTAAATATTGTGCACCTATTGAAAGAAATGGTGCTATTGCAAATGTATTAACTAAAGAAGAAAAAGATTATTTAGAAGTTAAAATGGGTGGTCAAAATTTATCTGTATATGGAGATTTTTGGAAAAATTTCTTTGTATCACTATTTAAAGATGACGCAAATAATAAATTCTATATGGATAATCCTTTAGACTATATCTCAGTTAGAGTATTAGAATCTTGGAAAGATGAGATTGCACCAAACTGGAAAGCTAGAAATGACAAGCAAACTTATAAATTTGTAATAACTCGTGAGGATGAGGAATTCAAAGAGAAAAAAGCTAAGTTAGATGTTAAAAAAGAAGCTTGGAAAGTATATGGTAGAATTGAAGATGATAAAGAAAGATTGTTAGGTATATTAAAATTATTATCTAATCAACCTATTTCTGCAGATTCTAAATTAGACTGGATACAAGGCAAATTAGAAACATCATTAGATGGTAATCCAACTGCATTTTTAAATGTTGTACAAGATCCTGCGTTAGAAGTTAAAATGTTAATTGGTAAGGCAGTGGACTTAGGCATAATTAAAATAAGAAATAATAAGTATAAAACAGTAGATGGATTAGACCTTTGTGAAGCTGATGAAACAGCATCTTTTGATAATGCAGTTAAATATTTAAATAATGTTAAAAACCAAGAGGTAAAGGCATTAATTGAAGCAAGAATAGATAATCAAGAATAATCATGACAGTATTAGAGTTTAGCAATGAATTTGATATTACTTATAATAGTATTGCATCTAAAAGTGCAACTGGTATAGATTTATATGAAAAATCTGTATACTTAACTACTGCACAGTTGGAAATAATTAAAAATTATTTTGAACCTAAAGGTAATAAATATGGTACAGGATTTGAAGGAAGTAGTAAAAGGAGAAATGATTTAAAAGAATTAATAAAATCTCATATAGCTACTACTCCATTGACTTCTACTAAAGGTATATCAGATTTATCTAAATTTTTTACAATACCTAGTGATACTTTTATTATTATCCAAGAGAAAGCTAAAATTAGCTCAACTGTTGGATGTTTAAATGGAACCTATCTAGATGTTACACCAAAAACATATGATGAGTATAATGTTCAGAAGAAAAATCCATTTAGAAAACCAAATAAAAATAATATTTGGAGATTAGACTTTTCTATACAGTCAGGTAATAAAAATGTAGAACTTATTTCTGAATACCCTATTACAGAGTATAAGATGAGATATATTAAATACCCAAGTCCTATAGTACTTACTAATTTAAATACAGAATATCCTGGGGAAGGATTAAGTATAGATGGTATCAGTACCAGTCAGACTTGTCAATTATCTGAAAGTATACATAGAGAGATATTAGTTAGAGCTGTTAAATTAGCAATAGCTGATTATGAACCACAAAATTTTCAAATAAAAGAAGTAACTTCACAACAAAGTGAATAAAATATTAATAATTTAAAACATAATTAAAATGAGTGTATTTGGACACAATCAAGTAGGAGAACTA